TTTTGCAATACGGTGCAGTTCCCTATGCCCAGATAAAGTACCGTGGTCAGTGATGGCAATTGCTGGCATCCCTAACTCAACTGCACGGTCAATGTATTCTTCTGGAGTAGCAATCCCGTCAAATAACGAGTAATGAGTATGTACGTGTAAGCCTACGTAAGACATCTATTACCAGTCGATGTTGGTGCTGGTAACAGAAGGTGTGTCAAATCCAAAGTAGAACGCTTCTTGCTCTGGATATGGAACCTCACGAACAACCTTTTCTAGGTTGAAGAATTCAAAGCCATCCCATGCAAATGGTTCTGCATCTGGCTTTGATGGTAGAAGTGTGTAATTGGTTTCAGTTCCCTGTCCATTACGCTTCAACTTCCACTCAAGGTTTGAAATGCTACCTGTGTCAAGTGCATATTCACGAATGTTATTAAATGCTGATTGCTTAGAAATTCCTTGTGACCAAACAGCAATATAAGGATCTTCAAGACTATCGTTGATTAAGACATTGCAATAAAAACGAAGTCGTGCTCTCCAGCCAGACTTTGGTTCTTTACGTGCCATCTCACAACCAAAACAACGGCCTTCTGATTCTTGTGTACAAGCAGCCTTGCGCTTGTAGTCTTTTGGATTTGTATGTTCTGAAACTACTACAGAAAGGCCACGAGCCTCTGAATAGTTTGCTGAATCCTGGTCTAGTTCTTCAACAAAACGAACCTTTGCAGATTGTCCGTCAGCCAACTTGACCCAACGAACCTTTTGTCCTGTGCTTTCGTATTTTGGTTTTTCGAGCAGGGCGTTGATATCTTTTAATCCCTTAATTACGCTCATATATTTCTCCTTTGTGTTGTTTATATTAGTTTAGCATAGACATGATGTCTTTGTCAAATGAAACTTCCAATTTCTTGATATCCTCATCTGACATATCACCAATATCTTTATATTCTTTATTTAATTGTATAACGGAAACACGAGATCCAAGTTTTTCAATTATCTTAGTTTTCATATTTCCTCCCGCCTCATCGTTATCTGCAATAACAATAATATTATTGAAATATTTTTGAAGCAATTCTATTTGTAGGTTTGATACATTAGATCCAAGTGTAGCAACTGCTGGAAATCCTACTTGGTCTAAACGAATAGCATCAAATGAAGACTCAACAACATAAACTTTATCTGCAGTTTTTACACGATTTAAATTAAATAGTGTTTTTGCTTTTGGTAGTCCTGGAGTATTTTTAAATTCTTTTCCTTCAATTGATCTACCAACAAAACCAACCGACATTCCATCTGGACTATGCACTGGAACTGTTACCATATCCTGTTTCTCTGAATAACCAAGAGAAAACTTAGACCACGAAGATGTAAAAATTTTACGATATTTAAAATAGTCTTTTGCTCTATCTGATGCAAGCAATCCATTATACAAACGCTTAATAATTAATTCATCAAAGGTAACAAAGTCTGGCTTTGTAACAAGTTTTTGATTGATGTCACGCTCTAGATCTTGCTCTGTTTCTTTTGTTTTAATAAATCTAATAGACTCAAAATAAGATCTTCCAGAAGTATGCATTACAAATTCTACAAGGTCTGCAACATGGTGACAGGAAAAACAAAAGAAGGTTCCATTATTTTTATCAATTTCTCCAGCAGGGGTCCTATTGTTATTATGGTAAGGACAAAAAATAATATAGTCTGAATCAACCTCAGACTCTACAGTTATACCTGTTCCTGCGAGAACTCTCTTGATTTGTTCTTTTGTGTATATATTGGTTTGTTTCCGTCTATCCCTGCTATCCATTCGCTTTGCTTTCTCCCTATGTATATTCCGTGTACTGTTAATGCAAATTCAAAACTTTGTTTTCTTTCATTATAGTCTATTGTAAAATCTGGCTCAATATCAATTCTTGGAACGTATCCCGATAATTTCATCTCAGATATTAAAAGTCTAACATACTCCAACCTTAATCTTCCTATGGCAGATTCATCATGGATAACTCCATCTAAATAAAACTTTTTGATCGGCTTGTGGTGATAATTTGCCATAATACATATTATAACTACTTATCTTCAAAATCTTTATATCGATAGTACCCTTTGTCAAAATCAACTTGAACCAAGAAATCTCCCATAAAACCATTACGGTTCTTTCTAAAAGCACACTCAATAACATCACTGTTTGTGCCACGACCCAATGCAATTACCCAGTCTGCATCATATGCAATCTGTCTAGACCAAGCGGTTTGACCCAATGTAGGAACTGTAGATAGGTCATTAACATCATCTGGTGTAGCAGATGAGATAGCAATAATAGGAACTTCTTCACCAATAGCCATAAGTTTAAGTTCTCTTGAAAGGTTCTTCATTCGTACCGTTTCATTATCTGACTTCTGATTAGGAGCCATCAACTGTAGGTAGTCAACGATTACAAAGTCTGGCTTATATTGGTCAATCTTTCCACGAATAACGGAAGGGTTGATTTCTCCACCCTGATCATTTGAGATAATGTGAAACTCTGGCTTACCCTGAAGATGCTTTGCATGCCACATCTTTAATGTTTCCATCTCAACTTCACCATTGCTGAGTTTTCTATGAGACCATAATCCCTCACCCATAATGGTAAATACACGATTACGAACTTCTGTTTCTGACATCTCAAGAGAGATTACAAGGGGTGTTTTACCCTGTTTCCAGGCCTGTACAGCAAAGTATAGAGCCATCCAAGACTTTCCTATACCAGGGTATGCTAAAAAGACTCCTAGTTGACCTGGCATAATTCCTGAAGGCAGATAGTTATCAAATCCTGGGAGGTTTGTTTTAATGCCAACATGACCTGCTGCTTGCTGTACCTTTAAGTTTTCAAAGTATGCAACGGCTGAGTCAAGATCTGTTACATCAATATCACGAATGGCTGATGTATTCTTTTTTAATTCTGAAGTTTGAGTAATTAAATTATCTAAAGCCTTGTTGCCTTCCCCTTGCTGTACATCTCCAGCAGCAGATCTAAGAATATCTTTTAGACTATCATTAAGGTATTCTGTTTGCAATTCTTCTAGGTGATGTTTTGTAGCACCTATTCCAGATATTGGATCAAAATCTCTAAACTTTTCGACAACTAATGATACTGGCGGAACAGACTTATTATGCTCAAAATAGTTTCTAATAAAATTCCACACATCATTATGTGTTCTAAGAAGATTATCTATATTTGCCTGAAGCAATACGTGCACTTGTTTATCTTCAAGTACAGCCGTGATAAGTTTTGCTTCTGTATTATTCACTTAACCACTCCTTAGCCATTTGTCTTCGTTGTGCTCTTTCTTCGTCATCTCTTTTTTTATCTTTGTGTGCTTGCAATATTTTTTCTGCATTGTATGCAAAATAATTCCATGAAGGGTTTTCTGAAACCTTAAAGTAATATTCAAGTAAGTCATAACAAACTGAAATACCATATGATTCTACAAGAGCATCGGAAGCCCATTGCTCTACATTTAAATTTAAAGATGGCTTTAATTCATACCTTGCAGTGTGATACTTACTGTATCTTGAAAGCAAAGCCATACGGTCTTTGCGTTCTGCCACTATTCGTTAATTTCAGACTTTGCTTCGTTAATCTTTTCAGTTAACTTATCTTCAACAAACTTGTACACACGCTCAAAAGCATCATTTGTATTTTCACCTTCACGCTTGGTGTCAATTACATTAAGATCAAGTCTTAGTGATTGAAAATTACCAAGGTTAAGTGTATATCCCAAAGTAACTCCAACTTTAGTTTCTTCATTTTGCATTTCATACCCCTTTTATTTATTAAATGGATTCTCCCCATATAGGGATAAACCTTCCATCTTCAGTTCTTGTATATGTAATTATACCGTCGCCCATCCGTCTTGTCAACTCTTGTGAGGATGGGGTAATATCGTTTGTTATTAATTTGTCTTTTCTTGGTCTTCCAATGTGGTACGTAGCAAGTATATCACGTATCTGCCGTACCTGCGATTCTGAATAATATGAACGCACTTGAAATCCCCTTGCACCACCCTTTTGAGATCCCATAGGAAAAGGAATAATACCTTTGTTCATTAATCTTGGCATATACTTTTTATGACGATTAACTAATTCAGCAGTTTGACCAACAGTATAGGCTCGTTCACGATTTTTTTTAAAGTCACTAATTAAACAACTTTCAATTTGATCTTTTGTAATATTATAAACAGACATAATGCCATTTGATCTATTTAAATGATGGACTCTAACAAGGTCACCATTTAAAAACCACACCTTTTTATTTCCAGGTATTACAGAGGACTGATTGTAGCCTTCGCTCTCAATTTTTCCTTTTCTAGTAACCACTGGCCCTCCCTAGATGCTGTTGGTGGATTAAAAAATCTTCTAGACCCACAAGACATACAGTATATTTCAAGGTAGTCTATTTTAGTATACTGCCTGTCAAGAAACATTCTTTTATTACATTTATAACATTTTAACATTTATTAATTTGGTATTCCAATAATAACTAAATTTACATCAACAGACATATCTCCAGTAGTTCCAAATCTAACAATGCCCTCAACCTTTGATGTTGTTACAGTTTTTAAAACAACTGAAACATTTTTACCAGCATCTGTTCCACCAACATTGATTGGTGTTGCAGTTGCAATTGGAGCATATTTAAAATCTGTTGGAAAGTCATATGAAAATGCAACTTCTGTTCCAGCAGTTCTTGTTGAACTATTTACAACATTGACATAGCCACCAATAATTCTGGCTTCAGATGCCTTTACGCTTTGTTTTCCGACACCTGGTGTATCTACAGTTACGTACTTATATACTGCTGGTGAAATTTGAGATGCAAGATCATTAATTGCCGTTGCCAATTGATAGATATAGGATACATCTAAAGGCTGGCCTCGTTCTGGTAGTGGTAGTTTTGCCATAGTTATACAATTATACCACTAAACGCTTGTCTCTAATGACTCAAACAATGTAGCATGGGTATATCTTTTTTTAGGAAATGTTGGAACTTGTACAGCAACCTTTACATTTGTTGCACCATCTTTAATTATAGTAGCAAACATTGTAGAATAAACAGTTGTAGCATATTGCCAATCTTTTGTATCCCATTTAACATACACATCAAACTCTGATTTTGTACTTGATGTTGGTGTCCAAATAGCAGTAATTGTATTGCTAGTTTGTGAAACAGAAAGTGAAAATGGAATTGATTCAACACTTGAAAGTGGTAGTCTATATTTTGTTGACCAGTGAGAAGATCTGTTTTTATCTTCTGAAACAATCCTAAATCTAACTACATAGTTTTCATTAACTCCAGATCTTTGGGGAAGATTTGCTTTTGGAATAATAACTTTTTTAATTCCAGGATCTGATTTTGCCACTATTGAACATCCATTGCAAATCTAAACTCGATATAGTTTGTAGTATTTGCTAACTTAATAATAGGTTCTGCTGATGTATTTTTAATAACAGAATACCCCGTCATACCGTAAAGAGGATTTGCCAAACTATTATTTTCTAATCTAATAGCATCTAAACATACATAAAAATTTTGAGATACTGCAGAATTATCTGTAACGCATGTAAATATTTTAACAACATCAACCTGGCTCCAAGTAAAACCAGTGCTCTTGTAAAGTTCTTGAAGTTGTTTGGTTGCAACTACATATCTATTTGTTGCAAAGTCATGTTGTCCAACTCCAGTTCCATTATTAAGATTTACCTGAAACCTAGCCCACTCTCCAGTTCCATGAACATCTGTTGATGAAAACTCTACTAATATTTTAACATTATCTGGAACTGCACTAGATTCTCCATCTTTATTTATAACAGTAAAGGCTAACTTAATTTCATCAGTGGGGGCATTTTTATTAAAATCTAAGTTTGCTCCAGTTAAATGTAAATGCTCTGATGTTGGATTTACAACAATATTATTATTATTATCAGTTGTTAAAGTTGAAAGATCTCCTCTTGAAACAACAATGTTATTAAAAAATCTACATCTTTCATATCTTAGTCTTCTTTCTTCGTTTGTAAAAATTCTATTATCTGCATTTGTCTGGAATACTTTTTGTGTTTTATTAATTACATTATTTTTTAAATCTCCATCTAATGGCTCATAAATAATTGGAATAGATGTTGCAGCAAGGGCTGTATGATATTCCCAATTTTCATCTTGTGTAAATGCATATATGGATTTGCTATCATATGCTCCTGCAGAAGTATTTGATCCCGCAGAAAATACACCAACCTCTGTTATCTCATATCTTTCTTCACTGGGTAACTCAGCAGTAAGCACAAGTTTTGTTATATTATTTTCAGAAACATAACCACGAGAAATTATTGGCACACGAAACATCTCAAAGTTTAATCTTTCCTTACTTGAATAATCTCCAAGAATTCCATCACTTGTTAATGGTTTTGCACCGCATCCCAGAGCAATGTATGAGGCATAGGCTGGTGCCTGACCAAGTAAGTATTTGGCTAAAATATTTTTTCCAGTATTAGTAATCATTGTTTCACCTCATATATTGTATCATTAAAAACTGATCCAGAGTTAAGTATTTGAACCTCAACCTGCTCATCTTTTTCTAAATTAATAACATTTATTATTAAGTTTCCAGTTCCCTCTTCTATATAAACTGTTTCTCCATTTGGTCCAGTTCCAATAGATGGTATTTTCTTATCAAACATGATAGGAAACTTTTTAAAATAACTCTCTGATGTATCTTGCAAAGAAAGAATGTTTTGTGGGTTATACTGATAGTTTAAATTTGTTAAATTTTTAATTGGTTGATATGTAACATTTTGACCATTAATAATATCTGATCTTGAAATATTAATAATTTCTTGCCCACCAATATCTTCAAAAATAAGGTCTGCCATAATCTCTATTGCTAGAGAATCATCAGTTATTAATATAATATCTTTTGATGCTGCTCGCACCCCAGTGCTTGCAGAAGATGCTTCTGGTATTGGTAAATTTGGGATTGCATCAACCATCTTATACCTCACTCAAATATATTGTCATATCTGGCCCCGCTGATGTTTTTGCATACTCTATATTATATACTACAAAGCGATTTTCAGAACTTGATATTTGTTTTATACCAAGATCATCTATATAGTCTACTGAAACAATATCTCCAAGTTGTAAGGTTGGTATTGCAAATATTTTTAATCCAACAGACCTTCTAGGTTTTACAACTTTATTGACAATCCACTCCATTAGATTGTTTGCGTCATCCTGAGTTTGAATATATGGTGTTTGAAGTGAAAAATCTTTTTTGCCATATGTCATCCTGCTAACCTTAATATCTTTAAAGTTGTTATCATATTTTATTGGAGATTTTATTAAATTAGAACCAGAAATATCTGGATTAGAAAAATCACTATTTTTATTAAAAAATTCATCCATGGTTAATTGATGTTGGGACTCTTGTGTAAAAGTAACACCTTGAATTCTTAAATAGTTTCCAGTTGTTTCGTCAAGACTTAATGCTGTATCAGTAGCATTAAAAATTAAAAATTCTGCACCATATGAACCTGCTCTAAAACCAGAAACAGTATATCCTTTAATTCTGTTAAAAGTAGGAGATAGTTTTGCATAAATGGCTGGATATGCTTTATCATATCTGACATTGAAGTATGCTGCTTCTCTCATTATTGATCCAAACTCTTCAAAATATATATTATATGTTGGTGGTTGTGCTGGACTTATTCCTGATAAGTATGTTGACTGAATAATTCCACTCATAGCATATTTTCTAAAGGATTCATTTGCATCAATTTCTTGATCATCTACCGCTGACATTATTGGTGTATCTAATGCAAATGTAGTATTTTGTGTATAATTATTGGTTAGTGCATATATATTTTCAAACATACATCTGGCAGAACCTCTAACAAACATTGCCATATTATTGTATATTGGAAGAGGAGATTTATCATCTATACTTGCAACAAGTCTATTGTTTATATAAAGAAAAAACCTTCTAATGTTTCCAAGATCTTGATACTCAACAGCAAGATCATATACGGTTGGATTTTGTTCTCCAACCATTCTAGACTGACCAGTAAATTTTCCATCATCTACAATAATATTTGTTAGTCCACCCCATAATTTTACTGGAATTGCCTTTGATGTTCCAGAGTCTCTCATTACTTTATAAAAAATAACATTGTGTAAGTTTTCTGCAGATTTGCTATAACTTCCTATATTATTTTCTGTTAATGCAAGAATTTCAAAATAATAACCAACATTTGTTTCTGGGTTTAACATAACTGCAAGACCACCAGAACCAGCACTAATATTAATATTTTGTTCTGGAGAATTTCCTGTTACAACAAAATATGTTTCGCTACCAATTGGAGTTTGTCCACGATTTTGATTATTTTCAATTTTTCCAATAATTCTCATTCTTGTTCCAAAGTGTTTAAACTTATCTGTAAGCGGTTTATAAACATAAGATACAAAATCTAAACTATTATCTGTGGTTGTAAAAGATGGTCCATTAAGAATAAATGCTGATGACTGAATTGTTCCACTTTGTGTTGTTTTTAGTTTATTTAAATCAGTTTCTGTTCCGTAATATTGTGATAAAAAGTTTTTAATAATTCCAGTTCTAATACTTTTTTGTGCTAGGGTATTGCTAACCCCTGCTGCTAAAGTATCTAAAGTCAAGGATTCTGTTTGAGTATTAATAGAAGTTTGATCAGCAAGGCTAAATAATAGTTCTGATCTCATTGTACAACCACGAACAGAATCATTAGATGTCCAGTATGAACTCAATCCTGCATTATGTTCCACAACTTTTGTTCCAAACTGACCACGACCATGCTTTGATACTAATCCATTTTTTAACTTAATAATGTCATTTATTGTTTGATAGTTGGGAACAGAATAAATTCTAATTAATCCTGTTGGATAAATTTTTCCATTATGTCCTAATTTTGAAAAATAATTTTGATACTCAAGAACATTATTTATCCAGACATTACCATATCCAGTAATGCTGTATTCAACAGCATCATATTTTATTATTTCACCATTAGAATAAAAATATCCATTGTATCTTGAAAGCCAGTATACGCCCTCACCAAGATCCATAGTATTATTAACTATTTTATTATTAACAACTGATGGCACAGAAGATGAAAGATCAGAGTTTAATGGGATTGCACCAAGAACATAACTTGATTGATTATTTGTAGACTTTGTATTTTGATCACCTGCTACTTCCCAAAGAAGCACTGGCTTATATATCCAAGTTTTTTCTTTATCAATTACACTTGCTTGTTTTATAGATCCATAAGTTTTTTGTATATACCTTGTTTTGTAATTAATACTGCCATCATTAAAAATATCACTATTTTGAGATGATATAGAAATAATATTAGCAAGTTTATCTTTGTTTGTCTTGTTTTCAATTACTCCATTATCAATAGAATCTACTGAACCAGATAATACAAAATCTGTATCTCTTTCACTTAATGTTGGTAAAATATAATTTTTACTCATCATTACAAAATTATTGTATTCATCAAAAAACATTGCTGTTTGTGTAGAAACTGCTAAATCATTTAATATTTGTGCAACTGTTGTATCTGGGGGAATAAAGAAATAAGGAATGATGGGGTCTGACTCTCCACTAATTCTTTTAAAAACATAATTAGAAAATCCAACAGAGTCTAACAACATAGATACAGCATATGTCAATGATGTTCCTGTTGCAAGTATTTGAGGAGCAGTCAATGATTCAAAATAAAAAAACATATCTCTTAACTTTAAAGATATATACCTATTGCTATTATCTGATTCTGGAAAACCATCTGTATACATTGTTTTTAGTGGAACAAAATAATCATATCCATCAACATCAATAATAATTTCATACATTTTTATTTGTATGTTTCTTGCTATATAGTTTTTAATTATGCTGTTTTTATTATTTTGACTAAATGCCTGGTCATAGTCAAATAATTTTAGCGTTCCATTTGAAGCCAGCAATTGTCCTACTGGTAAACCAGAAATACCAAGGTCAGAGGCTGTTTTTGTTATTGAGAAATCTACAGTTTTTGTTGATAAATCTACAGCAAGTCTTGGTGATAGTTCAATTAAATCAAATGTTGAATCTGATCTTGTCATTGTATCAACAACTACTCTTAATCCATCAATATACTCAAATTCTCTATAGGTACTCAACCCATCTGAAGAGTTTGTAAAACTTACTGGTGATGTTAGATCAGTGACAAAGTTTGATAGCCTGCTGGTTTCTTCTTCTGATATGTCCCACCCATATTTTGGAGAAAAAGTTTCATATTTATTATTAAACCATATGTGGTAAACTCCAAGATCTGACTCATTTTCTTTTATTAAATATGCATAACCATTTTTACTTTTTTCTGGTAAGAAATAGACTGAAGAGTATTCTTCTGATTTTATAAAAAAATCTTTATATCTATCTGGAACTATAAGTCCATATGATAACTCTACGTATCCATCACTAGAGATTAATGGAGTACCATCTTTTTTAGTAGATGCAGGAGTAAATAATTTTACATCTACCCAATTATTGTTTTTTAATATTTGTATCTTCCATTTTAATGGAGTTTTTTTATTTGAGTTTCCATACAATGGATCAGAAAAAGATCCAGCAGAATTTGAAAAAGGTCCAAGATCAATAGAACCAATATGTGTTTGCATTTTTACAACAATTCTATTTGATGGAACTGAATTTTTGTAAACAATAAATGGAGCAACATCCTGAATATAGTTTTGACCATTTATAACTTTATTTGCAATACCATACTCAATACCATTTTCTGTTCTATAAGATGACCAATATTTAAATTTATCATCTTTATCAGACATATAGTATCTTGGTCTATTACACATATTTGAGTTGGCATGGTGAATGTATGATTTATCAAAATACTGGGCCTTATTAATTCCAGATCTTGGTCTAAATTTATTAAAACAATCTTCTAAAGAATAAAAAAGTTTTACTTTTTCTTTTTTAGGAGTTAATAAAATTGGTTCATTTAGATCATCTACACCACCATCAATTTCAATATCGGCATCGGTGGCTCCATGATAAAATTTTACAAGAGTATCTTCTGATTCATTATTATCAAAACTATTAATTAAACTATAATAAACTGACTGCGGTTCTGCTGGTCTATATCTATAATTGCCAATCTTTTCAATATTTTCTGGGATGTTCATATTCCACTCAGCAATAACAGCGGAATTGGTTCTAATCACAGAAGATGTCTGCAGATGATTTTTTAATTCATCATTTTGAAACATCTTATACCTCTTCCAGTGTTACTGAAATATTCCAAAAGTCGTGATTACTTCCTCCACGTTTTTGTACACTATAAGAAAAATCACTGAAAAACATTTCAACAAGTTGGTTATATTGTCCAAGGTGTCCATAGGATGAATTATCTTTTCCAAAATTAGAATGCTTATCATATGAAAGATATACCCAAAAAGATCCCTGATGATTTTCATACCAATCAAGCATTTCAACTCCACCCGCTCCACCGTCTGTTGTATATTGCATATCAACAGATGATGGTTTGCCAGACAAACCAGTATAGTCTGATTTTCCAGTAGATGAATTAAAATCTGGAGCAAGTGCAAAAGATCTAGAAGGAAGCATAGACCAACTAGTAGAAATTGTTAACTTATCTGCAATATGATAAGAACGCATTCTGCCATTAATCATTCGTTCACGCTTTTCAATCCTAGTTGGTTTAAAATCAATTGCTGCTCTGTTGTCATCTGAAAGAATTAAGAACTGATTAAATGTAGATTCATCTGTTTCTGTTCCAGTTGTTGATCCAACCTCATAACCATTTGGTACATAAATGCCATTAACTAATGTGCCAGAGTTTTCTGACCATAGCATTGCTTGTGGTCTTTGATATTTTTTTCTACCAGACATATAGGCAGCAGCATTTGGGTTAGTAGCCATTATAGTTTATTACCTCTTAATCTCATAGAATCTACCTGCTTAATCTTAGTCATTACTGTATTTGCAATATCATTTGCATTAGCATCAGACTTAACATTTACTGTCAACTCATAATTATACACTGATCCAAGTTGTTGTGAGCCATTATTCATGGCCTTCATAGTTCCCGTGCCATAATTATCAACAGCATACTTGCTCATTACAAATTCTCCTGGTGTTAGCATTGCTGGTACTGTATCAGTTCCTCTTGCATACCCGCCAACAGCAAAATATTTAGGAACAAATCCACCAGATGAAAGATATCCATCTTTACCTCTCATGGCTCTATCCATAGCAGCAATTTTATTTGCATACCCTTGTGCAGTTTGATTTGCTAATGTTTTTGCATCTGCTGCTATATTTCCTGCAGCAGTATTTCCCTTTTCTCCATCTGAACCTAAAGAATTATAAAAACCAAGAGACGAACTACCTGCAGCATCCCTTCCTTCTTTTCCTTGAAGGGCTTTATCCATTGCTGCTATAGCATCTGCTTTAGCCTTTGCTTCTGCATCTGCTTTTTCTTTAGCAATTTCTGCATCTGTTTTAGGAACTGAGGATGTAAAACTTTTTTGTTGTGCTGTTACGCTTGTTGGAACTCCTGCTGCATATTGCTGAATCTTTGACAATATTGAAGCCCACATACCATTAATTGCTGTTGTAGATGCTAACAACGCACCAAATGCTGTATCCAAATCCTTTGATGCAAGTGCAGACGCATCAATCGTTGCAAATGTTTTATCCCATTCGCCACGAGTTTGCCCCATTACGGTCAATGAAGCATTTTGCTTATCTATTTGAGCCTGTAAAATACTATTCTCGTATGTTAATGCATCTATATTTGTTTGAATTGGACGAATCTTAGTGTTCTCAATATTATAAACTTCATCTTCTTTTGTTTTAATTTTAGCAAGTTCTGCATTTTGAAGTTGTTGCAAGTTATAAATTTCATCTTGCTTTGCCCTAATGTCTGAAACAATTTTAAGTCTTGCTGGATCATTTTCCATTGCATAAAGTTTTTGAGCATTTTGATATTGTTGTTCTTGAATTTGTATTTCTGTCAAGCCAGACTGTGGCCCCTTTAGTCTTCCTAAAGCATTTTGCCTTGATTGTTCAAGGGCATCCATTTGTGATGTAGCATATTGATCAGCATTGGCCTGTCTCATTTCTTGTGCAGCCTTTGCTGCTGCAGCAATATCGCCCTGAGTCAATGCATCAGCAAGGCCAAGTTGTCTTCCCTGTTGAGCAATTATTTGATCATTAACAGCCTTTACCGCATTAAGGTTTTTAACTTGTTCGTCATAAGACTTATTGACAGCATCTGCTTGATGAGAAATAACAGCAAGATCATTACTATAAATTGTATTTTGATCTTGAATTGCTTGCATTGCACGATTACCAAATATTGGACTTGTTTCAAGTTGTCTGTCTAATGATTCTACCTGAGTCTGTAGGGCCTCTATTGGTCTTGTATAGGCAATCTCAATGCTTCTTTGTGCATCTGCTATTGACTGATTAATATCCGCAATTTGTTTTTGGAATGGAAGAAGTTCTGCTTGATAATCTGCAATTTTTGCATTATTTGCATCTAATTTTTGTCCAAGTGGTCCAGTTTTAATTAATGCTTCTTGTACTGAGAACATTTCATCAACTAGTTGTCTGCCTTCTTCTGCAGCCCCTGCAAAATCTCCCATTGCAAGTTTTACACGAATATCAATTGATTTCTTTTCTGCAATTGAGTCAATGTAGTCTTTTATGTCTCCTGCTTCAATCTTTCCATCTTTAAGATCTTCAATTAGATACTTTGCAATATCAGGGTCTGAAAGTGCTTCATTAATTTGATCTGCACTATATCCTGCTTCTTTCATAGATTTTGCTAATGCTGGAGCATTTTTTGAAATGGCAAAATCTGAGTTTGATTTTCTTGCTTTTGTCAGTGCATTAAGTCTTGATGTTGCATCTGATGCTGCTTGAGTATCTGCAATAAATTGTTGCATTTCTGCAGATCCCTTTTTTCCTGCTGCTCCCGATGCAATACCTGCTGCTACTGCAGAATCTTCAACAGTCTTTAATGCATCTGAGGTGCTCATTCCAGAAGCAATAAGCATTTTAAATGCTGTATCTTGATTCTTAGTTGTTTCTAAAACTTCTTTTTGTGCGACATTAAATTCACCAATTACTGCTTCACGGTATGTCTGCATAACCGCTTCGCCTTCTTTTGTTAATCCAGCAATATTTGCTTTTGTTCTTGGAAGTTCTTTTCCATTTTTATCTTTTTGATATGTAAACATATTTTTGCCCTTTGGCAATGATGCAAATTTTTTAAAGTCATCTGCACTCATTCCAGCAATCATATCTCTAAATTCTTTTGGAACTTTTAACTTAATCATTCTTTGTTGCAAACCATCAAACAATGTAAACATTTTGGAAACATCTTTTTGTGCCTGCTTACTAGTAAATGCTGCCATCATAGACTTGAGTGGCTTTGTTGCATCAAATGCACCATCACGAACATTTTTAATTCTCATTGCAAGGGAATCTAAGAAATCTAATGGATTTGGGCCAGATCCTCCAGATGCTCCGCCACTAGCAGTCTTTGATGTAATTTCAGGAATTGTTCCGATAATTGCGTGAACATCTTCGTTTGCATATAAAGATGCAACGGCTTTCATTTCTGGACTATTAATATCTACTGGCTTTCCGTTTACCTGTGTAAGTAAATTAGTTACACGATTATATTCTCTCCAATAAGCCTTTTTACTTTCAAGATCTCCATTTTTATTTCCCATTCCAAGAGCCTTGGATTCTGCTTGTTCCTTTGCCCATTGAAGATATGCTTCTTGACTATCAAAATGCATCATTGTTTCATACATTGTTGTATATGTCTGAAGTGCTTCTTTTCTTACTGCATCTGGCATTTTTGAATAATAATCCCAGTCAGCAATAAGAGCAGTAATATCCATATTATTTTTATTTGCAAAATCAATAAATGCTTCTTTTTTAATTGGGTCAGGAAGTTTTTCAAGTTCATCAAGTTTCTTACTTAATTTTTCCAAACCAGGCATTCCAACAACATCAATGTATGCACTCATGTCTACTTCTAGACCATCTGATCTTTGCAAAATCTTTAATGCATTTCCAATTCTGTCAAACTCTTTTGGATCTTTTCTTGCCATTTTAACAATAATTTCCTGGGCTTTTTTCTTAGTTACACCACTTAATAGCGATGCTAACTCTGCCATCTTTGCAGCACCTTGAGTTCTCATTCCAACAGTGAGAGCAACATCCATGCTCTTTAAATTGCCTTGGAAAATTTTCATCATTGTTTCTATTTGATCTGGCTGCATTTGTCCAGACTGCATCAAGAAGTTTACTTTTGCTTCAAATGTTCTTCCCTCTGCTTTACTCTTAAATGATTTATCTTCATCTGCACGAGCACCAGTATTAAGAACTCTTTGTGCTGTTGCCTCTTGTGCTGTTCCTTTATACTTAGCCTTAACATCTGCTTTTTGTGCATCAAAAAATGCATCTTCTCTTCTTGCAATATCATTAAGAAAAGTTTGACTGTTATTAAAAGCACCTTGGCCTTGTACTTTTCCAGAACCAGTTGGATCAATAATTGCTGCTGCGATGTTTTCTTGTTTTGCTAGTTGTGCAGCAACAAGATTATTCATTCTAGCCATTCCTGCTTCTTGATCTGCAGTCATTTTAGTAATCTTATCTTGAATAGCCAATTGTTTTTCTTTATTTGTAGTTGCTAATAACTCATTTTTAAGTGTTTTTAGTTGAGTCTCATAATACATTTGCATTGCATCTGCTTGTGCCTGTGCTGTTTCAATTGCTGAAGATCCTGCAACTGCTAAACCAGCAGCCTTATCAGAACCAGATGCTGCTCCTATTAATCCAAAAGTTCCAAACATTGATAACTTGCTATTTCCACCAACAGTTGATCTGTCTTTAGAGTACATTTGTTTTTGCAAATTAGTAGAAAGAGACGCTGCTTCTTGTGCAATTCTTACTCTTACTGTCAGAGGATCTTTTGCTAAATCTTCACCATTTGGACCAATCAACTTTCTTAACTCGGCATTAATTCTTATTCCTGCTACAGAATCACGAAGATTAATGCCCATCTGATATGCAATTTCTGAACCTAGTTCTGGAGCAATTGTTCCATCTGAAATTGCTGCTGCAAGTTGTAGTGAGAATTGCTCTGCTGCAACCTGCTGTCCATTTTTAGTACTATTTGATTTAAATGCTTCCTGTAAGGCTTTTCCTGCTTCTCCTTGCAAAAATGCTGTTGATTCTTTTATACCTTGTCGTGCTCGTGCACTTGTGTAAAGATCTAGTTGACCTTCTCCACGACGACGGTTCATTACCTCACTTGCACCCACTCTTCCAGTCTGCTCTCCAATTTGCTTAAGCATACTAGTTGAAACAGTGGTTGCTCTTGTAAATTTAGCAATTGCTGCTGCTGTTCCTTCTAACTTTTTATTAAGTAAGTAAGCACCTGCTGCAAGGGCTGCTAAACCTGCAACTGCACCTTGTGGTCCTGATAGACTAAGAATCATTGGGGCAAACTGTGCAATTGTTGCTCCAGCACCCAATGCTCCAGTCACTGCTGGTGGTGCACCTGCCATACCAGCAACCATTGCTGCAGTTCCCAAAGTTCCTGAAATTTTTCCAGAATATTGACCAACTGCTTCTCTACGCATACCACGTTTCTTTTGTGCTATTTGTTTCATGCTAAGTGTAGTTGGTCGTCTTTCTCCATTTGGACCTTTTTCTGGATCAAAAACAATTTGTCCATTTTTATCTCTTGTATATGACATGGCTTCTTCATATGCAGCCTCATACCCCATAGCAGTATTTGGGTTAATCATTTTATTATTTGTTTGAGAACCAGAAGGAATAATTGGTTTTTGCATTTGTGCAGCAAGTGCTGCTTGGCCTGTTTCTTTTTCTTTTCTCTTTTGCGCTTCAATGTCATTTTCAAGTTGTGCAATCTGTTCTGCAGATGCCAACCTATCTTTTTCTGCTCTATTTATTCCATCACCAGTTGATGCAGAATCTTTAAGATTTTGTTCTACTGCATCTGATAGTTGAGAAGAACTAATAGTACTATTTGCTTGATCTTGTTGAGCAATTGCTTCTTGTTCTGATGCGGTAAGAATTCGTTCCTTAGAATCAACAATTTGTTCTGAAAGTTTTGCACTCTTTTTATCTGCATCCATAACTGCTGTAGATGATTTAGAGCCTTTCTTTGAATCTCTTGATCCACCTGCTTTTTTAGCAGAAGTTTTAGCAGACTTAACTGCATTTGCTTGAGTTTGAATTTGGGCTGCTTCTAGTTCTGCTGCTTGAATTCTTAACTGTGCTGCTTTTTCTTCAGCCTTTTGTGCTTGCTTTTCAAGTGCGTCTGCATTATCTGCTGTGTAAGAGTTTTTACCATTTTCTCTTGCTGCTATTTCTCTCCATTTTGCTGCTTCAATTCTTGCTTTTGCTGCAATTTGTTCTAATTTTGCTGCTTCAAGATTTGCTGCATCTGCTTTTGCTTGTTCTTGATTAATAGTTGTATTATTTGTAATTGAAATATTTGAAGATGTTTTAGACGTAGCATTAGAGATTGCTGAAATTGTTGAATCTACTGTTCTTTTTGCTCCAAGTTTTCTTCTTTGTCTATCTTGTGATTTAAGAATTTGTCTTTGATCACGCATATCTGGAGTATTAATATCATCATAGAATGCTTTATTTGTAAGATCCATTTTGTCTAATCTTGCTTGTGTTTCTGCTGCTGTTGGAAGTGCTGCTTCAGTTAATCTTGATGATTGAGACTTTACTCCAGCCTTGCCTTCTTCTAAACCAAGTGCAAGACCATCTGCAATATCTTTACCAAGACGCTTAGTTCTCTTTGATGGTGATGCCGTTTCAGCAACTTGCTCTGCTCTTGTTAATTCTGCATCTACTTGCTTATCAAATGTTCCAACTCTTGACGACCTTGTTGTTTCTCCAGCAATCGCACTACCACTTTTTGGAACAATAAAATCTTCTGGTTTTTTAAGATCAGTCTTTACTTCACCAGATTGAATAACATCTTGTATAGTTTGTTTTTGATCTTTATTTACTCCACTTAGTCTTACTCCAGTTATATTATTAGATGATTTTTGTAATGCTATCCTTACTCTTGGGTCAACAGATGTATCATTCATTGCTTGATTTCTTAAGTTTTGTAAATCTGCATCGCTTAAAACTTGTTTTGTTTTTGAAAGATCCTGAAGCATTTTATTAAATACTGTATCAAATTGTATAATTTCCTGAGTTAACTCTTTTACCTTACCTCCACCATTTTCAATACTTGTTCCCCATTTTTCAACTGGATCAAGATTGTTTAATTCTGATACTAGATTTTCAACTTTTGCTCTTCCTAGATCTAAATCTTTATTGAGTCCTTGAGATATTCCATTAATTCCTGCTCCACTAACTGGTGTAAATTTTGGCTTTATTGGATTTTTTGGTTTTCTTGGATCTGTATCTGGAAGAGAGTTTATATAATCTACAGCCTTTTGTATTGAATCTACGCCCTGTCCCTGTGTTGTATTTTTATCAAGCATTTTTGTAAGTTGTGAATATGGAACTGGTTCAGATTTTTCTGTATGTGCAAATGTTTTTGATTTTCCTTGTGATCCGTGTGAGTCAATTAGATCAAACGTATTTGATAAACCACTGGTCTGTTGACCAGTTGGAGACATTTCTTTTAATTTTTTCTTTATCTGATCTCTACTTAAATCAACCTGACTAATAAGTTCTTTGCCTGCCTCTTCAACGGCCTTTAGCATCTCTTTACGCCAATACTCTATTTGATCTTTGTTAGCATCAGTTATTTCTACACCTGCTTCTTTTGCAAATCTTACTACTCTATCTAATCCAGTTTGTGTTTCTGACATTGCACCCTCAATAAGGGTTTGCATTCTTCCTTTAAATGCGTCTGAACCTAAACCAGCATCTACAAATTTTTCTTTAAGCGATGAAGCAATATCTTTAGAAGATGCAACTGTTTGTGACTGAGATAATGGTCCACTATCAAGACCAGACCTTCCCATAATAAGATTATGCACTCCACGATAACTTGCACCACTTCTTGAATTATCTGCAGTGCCAGCCATGTACTTTCTAACACTTCCATTTTGCAATGCTGCA